TTCTGCCTCCAGGGAGCATAAGCTCTTTGACAAGTCTCCTGCCGTGATCGGGACAATTGTGTCGCGTCAACGGAAGAAGCGGTTTCTTCAGGCTCGAGGTGGCCCTGAAGTTGTCGTTCCATAATTGCGCCCCTCGAAATAAGAGGAGCAATTATGAGAAACCGAGTAGCATCAAGCAACACGGAACCAGTTGAGTGCTCGTTAGAAGACGAGACGTTCAACGGTACGTGTGATGATCTCACGTATAGTACCATCGGTTCGCCAAGGGTAAAACCTAGCGCCACCGTTGAGACTAAATCGTGGGTGATGAATGATGTGGTGATACCAAATTTCCATTCCAGATCCGCAAATGGCGAAATCTTTAATAACGCCATGGATTCGGTTACGGAAATTGAGACGGACCCTGTCCTATCGTATTACGCCGCAAATTTGTATACTGCTTTGCAGTATTGCGGTGATGATGACTATAGGCAAGCCCATCGAGGTACACGCACTTGGGGAACTATGCCAACGTCGCTATTTACAAAAAACGCGAGCGCTGGTCAGTATTGGGCACCAACTCCTACTGTTGACGTATCTTACCTTATACAGAAAGCTGTCACTCAGGCCTGGTCTAATATAGACACGTCCGAAGTGTTAAGCTTGGTAAGCATCGCCGAAAGTAAGAAGACCGTGTTATCTTTGGCCTCTATTTTATGGCGTTTGGTTAAAATTCTTAAAGCTGCGAAAAACTTGCGGTTTAAGGAATTAAAAGCCGAACTCAGTCGTAAAGAATTGGCTCAAAGGTGGATGGAACTTCGGTACGCTCTACGACCTCTGTATTATGAAACGCACCAGATCATAAATGCCATCACTTATGAGGGCAAAAACACTGATCGGTTTACGTTTAGAGGTCATGCGTCGGATTCCAGTTCTGAAGATGTTTCACGGGCACATGCGAACGGAGATTTAAGATTTAATCTTCGGGCAATAGCCGATCGTGAGGTGTCAGTCAGATCTGGTGTGCTAACGCACATTGAGACAATCAACAAACTTAATGTTTGGGGATTGACGAAGGTCGCCGAGTCAGCCTGGGAACTTGTTCCCTACAGCTTTGTCGTCGATTGGATACTCAATGTGGGACAAACAATTGGCTCTTGGACTCCAGAAATGGGGGTCACTAGCCTAGCCTCCTGGTATGTGGTAACTGATACTACGTACCGACACACGTGGATTGATGGACCTGTAAACTTCGTAGAATGCGCTACTCCTTCTGTGGAGTGTGTTGCATCCTTAAGTACGCCTGGGCGCACGAAGCTCACGGTGTCAAAGTACAGAGTCCCAAATCCTAAACGTAGCATTTTGCCTAGTTTTAGTATTAGGTTGGATGCTGCAAAACTCTTAGACCTTGTGGTAATGGGTCGTCGAATTAGATAGCATCGATTCTTCGACTCATCAAACCGCGATAAGTACGAAGGAGTAACCATGCAACCAAACCAAATTACATTGGCTGTAGACGAGTTGAACGATTCAAATACAGTTAATCACATCTTTGATCGATATGAAGAGTATCTCAATCGGTCGGTCTACGTAGAGGACAGTATGCACTCTATGGAGGCACGTGATTCTCTGGGTCTGTATCGGACGTTTCCAAAAGTGAACGGAAACTTTAAAGGGGTAAGTAAGTCCTCAATAAAGTTTACCAAAGACATTACTGTCGATGGCGTGGATGGCGTTAGCCAGCTCACGAGCCCGATCATTGTGGAGGTGTCATTCAGCTTACCCGTGGGTTGTACTCCTGCTCAGGCTATGATAGCTCGGCAGAAAGTAATAGCCCTATTGGATTCCGACACGCATATGGCGCCTCTGAATGACCAACTTGTTGTGTAACGAATGAGCCACTTTGAAGACCTAGAAATAGGCCTCGTTGTGTGCCTTTTGTTATTCGTAAACGGGGTGATTGCAATTGTTCGCTCGCTGATTTTACTCAGGAGCAGCCTTTTCAATCTTAAAGCCTCTATTGCGGAAGCAATGGGTAGGGAGTTAACGCGTTTAAAACGTAAAGGAAAGAACTCATGAAATGTAAGTTCAAGTCCAGAAAGCCAAGGAGAGTCAGAAAGACTATTGACTCTTCTGTACACCTGCCAATGACAACATATCATTGGCGGGTGCTCGGTTGGCTAGCCGAGGACCTCAGGCAATTTCTCACCGATGAGGATTATGAAAAGATAGTTGAGATATGTCGCAACCGCGATATATCCAGCTATCTCTCCTTATCAGAGATTTGGGGACTACAGAGTATAACCCCCGGAGCATGCTCGTTCGCGGAAACGCAGGCGAAGTATGCATTGTCTTCGCTTCTAAAAAAGTTCCAATTTGCCACAGAGCGTGACGAGCGCATAAGCGCTGCGAAGGAGAAATTCTTCAAGGCGGAAAGCGTTTGTTACAACTATAATCATTCTGATTATAGGAAGCTCTCATGGGCAGAGGACGAACGAGGCGCTGAGCTATTCACATACGCTCAGCAATTCATGCAGAAGCTGTTAGGCGATTCGTTGCCTAGCGCCAGTAAGATGACGGAATGGTCACGTCATGGTCCGGGAGCAACCCTCGACACGGAGACAGGACATACATCGGCGTACGATAAATACCGATGTTATCCCTATTCCTGTACGGTAGGTGCTGTCCGGTACGCCCGATTTGTCATACAAACCGACCAACGTTGGTATGGCGCTCTACAGGACGAGTATCGCAAATGCAACGGAATTCCGAAGCAAATGCCGCTCAACCTCGACGAGTTCTGGGAAGATGTAATAAAAATCGTCCCAGGGAATCGAATCACTTTTGTGCCAAAGTCCGCCAAAATTGAGCGGACAATAGCGATTGAGCCAACTATGAATCTGTATCTTCAACTAGGAGTCGATGGATACATCCGTCGCCGTTTAAAGCGGTGGGGTGTTGATCTCGATGATCAGACGAAGAATCAGGAGTTGGCTCGACGTGGGAGTTTAGAAGACGGTGATGATAGTTTTGTCACCTTAGACCTCGCAGCAGCCAGCGATACCATATCGCTCAAACTGTGTGAGTTGCTTCTTCCTACGGCGTGGTACCAATACCTTATTGATCTTAGGTCGCCCGAGGGCGTCCTAGGAGGGGAAACGATCTCTTACGAGAAAGTTTCTTCTATGGGATGTGGGTTCACGTTCGCACTCGAGTCTGCAATCTTCACGGCCATAATGTATGGTGTGATGAGAACAGCCAAGGTGCCATATGATGCGGAGTCGTGCGCGGTTTACGGTGACGATTTAATCGTCCGTAAGCGGTTCGCAGCACCGTTGATCCAGGCCCTAACCAATTGTGGTTTCGCAATAAACACGGAAAAATCCTTTTTAGAAGGACCAGTACGCGAGAGTTGCGGAGCAGATTGGATCGAAGGCAAACCTGTACGGCCAGTATTCTTCGACACTGTCCCTACTGATGTGAAAGAACTGTGGGCCGATATCAATCGGCTTCATAGGTTCTTAACACTGCGGTTCGGACTAGAAGAGTCAAACGTCTGCACTCGTATGAAGAAGTGGATTCCTGATGTCTTTAAAACCATCAAGGGCCCTTATTCTAACGAGGAGTTTGACACTTATCTACATGTAGCCCGGCCTCATGATGAGGCTCGGTACGCTGCATGTACGTGGGTATACAAGCGGCTAACGAAACAGCCGCGTTCGCTGATCGGACCCAGATTCCTTATGAGGAAACTGATGCACGATCTTCGACCCGTGCCCCCTAAACCCCAGAAATGGGAGGAAGGGAAAGGTAAAGGAAGCAGGTTTACGGTCACTCACAGAAATGCGATGATCGTAGGGCTAACACGCTCCGAGGCCGACTTTTGGCCTTCAGAGTACGGGGACATTAAGCCCCCTATTCAGTTACCCTGGTTAGGGTCGACTGATTAGGGCGTATTTTTACCCTA